AGAGATTTAAGTGGTTCTGATTACAACGGAACAACATATGTTAATACATCAACTCCTTGGTGGCCTAATGCGAATGGCTTATATACACAAACTCTAAGTAATATTCAACCCGCTTTTGTAACAAGAGATTCCGAACCGATTAAATCAGTTAGTTTAACGTATGAAGGGAAACTAGTTCGTTATGTAACAGATAGCCCTTCACTATTCAGAAGTATCTTACCGTCTCTAGAAATGAAAAAATCTCCGTGGGTAAATCGTTACTACTATACACTAATGTTCGGTTTACAACACGGTCATATCGCGCCTTCATTACCATCTGGTGAAGCAAATTTAGATAAGATGCTTAATATTGAATTAGGATTACAGTTACATGCTAATAGAGGAACGTTAGATCAGAATAGTGTAAATAGATTTAACTTATACTTATTTGCTGAAACATATAACTTGTTACGAATTTATGGTGGGCGGGCGGGTCTTCTATTCGCATACTAATCTCGTTTTTGACCAATAATATCTATAACAACATTTTCATGTGTTCTATTCGTATCAAGAGATTCTGGGAGTGTAATATGTATATTATTCATTGATTCATTTACTTCCCCTAATTTTCTACGCACTTCCATCATAAAATCGTTCTTCTTCTCTTTTTGTAACTGTTCTTGTCTTTCTTTTTCTAACTGTTCTCTATCAAACTTTTCTTGTTTATCTTTATTTAACTTATCATTCTCATAGCGTAACTGTTCCTCAATACCTTTCATACGAGTATCTACACTCGCATTAATCATCTTATTTAAATCTGGAACAATCTCTTCACGCAAAACTTTTTTCTTATGTTTTAAGTTCATCGCAACTTCTGCGGTCATCATTGCCATACGTGTTTTAGAATTATTAAACACTGGTGTATGTTCTAAACCGTTACATATATCTGGTTTCTTTAGTTCAGTAATTGTATCAAACTCTTTCTCAAACTGTTTAATTACATTATCTGGAATTTGGGGAGACTGTTCTATTAATCTATCTAAATCTTGTTTACAGAAGTTAATAAAATCTAAAGAGTCCATACGATCATTTGGTTTCTGTGCTAACTCTGCGGTAATCATACGATTGAACTTACCCCACGATACCGCAGAAACTCTGTGTGCTTCAGAATTCTGCGCAAAACGAAAGTAGTTTCCTAAAGTAGTCATAATAGCAGAAATAAGTGATACTAAACCAATCGATATTTGACCATACTTTTGTGATGTTGGATTATCTCCCACTAAACCGTTTAAACCAACCGAAGCACTTCCTGTAACTGTAGATAAGATAATTACAGGAATTGTTATACAATTATTTGAAAATGATAACTGTTTTTCTGTTCTATCGTGTAACCATCGGTAACACGCAGCATAATCAGACCATTTTGCTAAAAGAACTTCTTGCTCTTCTGACCAGCCGTTCTGAAACTTCTTCTTATTACCAGATAAATCTTTTGGGGTATTTGTTCCAGATTGACTTGGTGTTGACATCCTAACTAGCTATTCTATTTTATTTTCTGAAGCCACTCTTCCATCGCTTTTAACTGTGTAGTTGGTTCTAATTCACGAGAACGTTTTATACATACTTGACTAACTTTCTTATAGTAGTCTTGATCTGTTTTTAGCTTCCTAATTGTATTTATCCAACCCTTAATATCTGTATAAGATATATATATTCCGCAGTAGTCTAAAGCTTCTCGTAGACCTTCGGTTGGATTAGCGATAACTGGTATCCCTGAACTAATCGCTTCAACCGCTACTCTCCCCCATGTTTCTTGTTTTGAAGGCATTATTATGATATCAGTCTGTTCATATACAGATTCAATATTTGGCGTAGATGGTAAATATGTAATATTTCTTACTGTTTTATCCTTTATTTGTTTGTTATACGCACCTTCTACACCTAGGAATTCTATATCAGGCATTCGTTTAGCTAACTCTATAAGTAGATTACCTCCTTTATTTGCGTTACAGTTAATTAGTGTTACATATTTACGATTAGTTTCTACTTGATAATCTTTCCAGTAAACTGGAGGGAATACTATACAACCATTAAATTTCATATTTTCATACACTTTCTTAATCCAAAAACTATTATAAATTAGATGTATATTCTCTTTTGAATATATTTTACTAAATGCTTCTAAATACTCTGTTTGAATTTCATCGTGCATCACAATTACAATTGGTTTCTTTGCAATACTTGCGGTTTTTACCGCCATAAGTGAAAAATGAAAGTGTGTGCCTATAAATTTAGTCTTTTGTATTACATTCTGAATCTGTTTTTTATCACTAAATGTATATATATAAACACCTTCATAACGTTTAATAGGAAACTTTGGAACTATTACATTTACCGTATACCCTTCTTGTATTAAGTATCTGTTAATTGCGTGAAGCATCCACTCTCCTCCAGCATTATGAACTGGTGGATAGTTATGAACTATCCATGTAATTGATTTATCATTTATCTTTTTTGATTCATCTTGTTTATAATTATAGGGTATAATTGGCTCATTTAGTATAATATTGTTATACTTTAATACAAATAACGTTATAGTTAAAATAAGTATGATAAGTAGTAGTATAAATAGTGATTTATACTTTAATAACATAGTGCTCTACTAATATCTCTTATTTTTCTTATGCTTAACACCTGTCTCATATATTCTTGAAGCGGCTTCAAGAGTGAGTAGTTTTACATCTAACTCACTCGGAATTGATACAAATATAGGCTTTTTTAACCCTTTCTTTATCATATACTTCCCATAAGGACCTGTCTTAAACTCATAATCACCTAGCGTATGTATGCTTGAACTGTTCTTCCCACTTAATTTTTTTATTAGTGTTTCAACTGTATCATTATCTTCAAACTTAATATTCTTCCCATCATATTGAATATAGTAGCCATAAGGCCCTTTCTTTTTAATTAAAGGTTTATCTTCATGATGACCTATGATATCATCTTCTTGACTTACAGGTTTCTTAGTAGACTTTAGAAGAGTATACTTATCTTTATAGGAGTTCCAAGTATCTGAACATACTGTTTTCCACTCTAAAGAACCGTTTTCAACTTCATCTAACTTTAATTCCATCTCTTTTGTAAATTGATAGTCAAATAGGTTTGAAAATTCTTGAACACAGAACGTATAAACCTCTTTACCTAAATCGGTAGGCACCAACTTCTTCTTATCCTCTTTTTTACTCCCCTTTTCTTCTGAACGTTTACACGGCAGAATATTAGGTTCAACTGTAAGTTTTAGAATAGTAATCGGTTTTAATTTAACACTATCTATCTTAACATATTCTTTATCAATAATAGAAGCAACAAGTGATGCATATGTTGATGGTCGTCCAATACCCTTCTTTTCTAATTCACGAACCAGTGTTGCTTCATTATATCTTGATGGTAGAGAAGTATGCTTTTGTTCTGCACTTATTGTAGACCAGTAAATTTTTTTTCCAACTGCTAACTTCTCTGATGTAACCCATGCTTCCTCTTGTTCTTCTTCCTTTTCATCTAAATCTGTTTCACTCTGTCCAACAATCTTCCATCCTTGGAAGGTAGTTCTTCTCCACACTCCTTCGTGAATAAACTCATTTGGATCTCCATCAATTACCCAATGAATACGTCTCTCTTCTCCTTTTGCTGGACTCATAATACTTTGAATCGCTCTCTTATAAATTAAATTATATATCTTAATATCAAGTGGTCCAAAATCACCACCGATAACTTCTGTCGTGAATTTTGTAGGTCTTATACACTCGTGTGCTCCATTTGATAGAGTGGCTTTAGAAGTGTGAGAAACATACTCTTGACCATACTTAGATTCAACTTGTTTTCTTGCTTCTTCTATCGCTTCTTCTGACATAAGTGTAGAATCAGTTCTCATATAGGTAATTAATCCTGCTTCATAGAGTTTCTGCGCTACTTTCATCGTCACTTTAGGATTAGAACCGTATAACGCAGATGCTTCTTGCTGTAACGTCGAGGTAATAAGCGGTAGAGGAGGTTGAAATGTTGTTGGTTTAGTTATACTACTCTTAATAGTAGCAGTTGGTAAATCGTGAATATTTTCTAAGTAGTTTTGTGCATCTTCTTCACTCTCTAAATGTTCTATCATCTGACCAGTAAAACTCTTTTCCCATAATCCTCTTATAACAAATGATGAGGTATTTACATGATTACTAATCTCATTTTCACGTTCTACAATAATTCTTAAAGCTGGTGTTTGACATCTTCCAGCACTCAGACTTTTTCTTATAGACCAGAGTAGTGGAGATATCGTAAAACCTATTAGTAAATCAAGCACTGCTCTCCCTTGTTGTGCGGACACTCGTTTCATATTAATTATTCTAGGATTCTTTATCGATTTCAATACTGCTTCTTTAGTAATCTCGTGAAATATAATTCTAGGATTTGTCTTCACGTCTAACTTTAGTGCTAGAGCAATAGAATAAGATATCATTTCACCTTCACGGTCATCATCACTCGCTAAGAATACTTTAGTTGCTTCTTTACTTGCGGCTCTTAGAGATGCTATTGTTTTAGATTTGTCACTCATAAACTCGAATTCTGGTTCAAAACCCTTTTCAATATGTAGCGCTTTTAAATCTTCTACAAGTTTTCTAATATGCCCCATAGAAGCTAAAACTTTCCATCCCGTGCCTAAAAATCCTTGGATTTTAGAACATTTTGCAGGACTCTCAACTATCACTAGATTCATTCTTACTTTGTAACTATATAAAATATCCTATCACTTTTTTGAAAATTTTGTTACCTATCTAAATAAGATATTCTTGTCTCTACTAGTAGAATGGAATCTAAGTGTGAAATACTAGATGATAGTGAGGTTGAAGAACTGGAGAAGAATACTAAACAGTTAAATTTTCGTAGATTTGATGCGGCAGAGTTAGAAAAGCGTTTCTCACCTTTTGATAAGACTCAGAAAAAAGAGTTCCCATTCTTATTTCAAAAAAAGGTTAAGAAGATTACTGAACAAAAAATATCACTAAATGATATTATCTCTAATAAAGAAGATGAATCTTTAACACCACCATATTCTCCTTATGTTGATCACTACGATTTAAATGATAAAATAGTTAAAGAAGAAGATGGAAAGAAGTGATATTGCATACTTAATAAACAGTTATCCAAACTACTATATATATTAGATATACATCTAGGTCTCTTACGTCGATACGCTTCTTCCTGTAAGTGGCCTATATACTTTGCCACCGAAGAACCAGAGCATGAAGTAAGCATACTCTTAAAAGAGAAGTATGGTGTAAACATTCTAATCTTAGAAAAAGAGAATTCATCTTTTTTAACATCTAGAAAACGCGCTTTAGAACTTTTACCAGAAAATATCAAGTATGTTATGCCGATGCAAGAAGATTTCTTGATAGAACGTTATATTGATACTAATTCTATAGAAGAATCTATACAAATTCTCGATAAAGAGAAGAATATATTCTGTGTTCGTTATATGCCGTGCCCTGGACCTCATAAAGATAATATAAATTATAGGTCTAAGTGGAAGCATATTAGTGATAAAGATACTTATTGTTTCTGTTTTCAAGCATCGTTGTGGAAACGAAACGAGTGTCAAGAATGGTATAGTGCTATTTGTAGTGAAGTTACAAAAAGAGGTAGAAAAGAGTTAGAATTAAAGATGAATATTGCAGAAAATGAGATAGGTCAAACACTATTCTTATCATTATTTAAGAATAAGTCTATCATTGGTTACATAAGAGAACATAAAGAACCTAATGCGGTTTATATGTGCCCTTGGCCTTATAGACCTACTGCAATTATTAAAGGTGTATTACAACCTTTTGCTATAGAATTAGCACAACGTGAAGGATTTAAATTATGAGTATAAAGATTTATACTAATATATAGGGTAGGGATGTCAGGCGTAAAGGGCTCAGATACTTATGAAATAAGTGATTCTAGAATAGTTCTCTCAAATCTTCTTGTTAGGGGTTGTGCTTCTGCCACCCTTGAAGAGCAGTTCAAAAAAGTTTTAAAAGATAAATATATAGAAGATGCTATTCTTATCGCTTTTATGACACGAAATATTCGCGGGGGTAAGGGAGAACGTGACTTATTTTATACAATGTTTTTAACTCTTTACAAAGAGATGCGAGAACTATCATTATCTTTACTTGAACTAATACCTCACTATGGATCGTGGCGTGATATATTTGAACTACTCGATTATGAACCTAAGTTAATGTTTTCTATTTTATCACTAGTTAAGAAACAGATTGAAATCGATGAAGATAGTATGAGTAAACGTAAAGAGATCTCACTGCTCGCAAAGTGGATTCCTCGTGAACGTAATAGGCATGGTAAATTCTTTGCTTATAATTTGAGTTCTAAAAATCTTATTCAAGAGCGATATGCTGAGAGCAGAAAACGTATTTCTACTCTAAATAAGTATCTTAAAACAACAGAGATTTCAATGTGTAATAATAGTTGGGATAAGATTATTCCATCATCGGTGCCAGGTCGTTGTTTAAAAATTAATAGAAAAGCATTTTTGAACTTAAGCTTAGAGAATTCTAAACTACGTAAACCAGAAGATACTATTCGTAATAAGTGCCGTGAGAGGTTTCAAGAATATTTTGCTACAAGTAAAAAATCTTTTGATACTTTGTATCCTCACGAGATTATTAGTGAAATTGAGAAATGTTTATCATCATCAGATCAAGATGAACGTAATATGTTGATGGGTGTTTGGGATGGATTTGTAAGAAAAGCCAAACAGCAAGGTGGTCTAGGTAGATCTATAGCGATGTGCGACTTCAGTGGTTCAATGAGTGGTCTTCCTATACAAGTATCAAGAGCACTAGGACTTCTTATTTCTGAAGTTACTACTGATTCGTTTAAGAATGGTATTATAACATTTGATTCAACA